TTTTCCAAGGTAAGCCTTGGAACGACGACAACAGAGAACATCTTATTATTGAGTTGGGTGACGTTATGTGGTACGTAGCACAAGCATGTATGGCACTTGATATATCTTTCGATGAAGTAGTTGAAACTAACGTCAATAAACTTAAGAAGCGTTATCCTGGTGGTGAATTTGATGTACACTTTAGCGAGTGTAGACAAGTAGGAGATAGATGAGTAATCTTTTTACTAATAAAAAAGTTCATTATGTTACCAAACCAATGCCAGTTTTTACTGCCATTCTGGATGATCATGTAGAGTTTAATGAGAATTTGAAGGAAGTTATACTGGAGCACAGACAAAACAATCCAAAGTCAACCGAGAGTAATGTGAAGGCATGGCATAGTTCATGGATGACTCATCAAGAGAATCCAAAGTTTCAACCATTAGCGGATAGAATTATGGATGCATGTCAATTCATTACTGAAGCATTTTATAAACATAAAATTGATTATAGTATTGTTAATATGTGGGCTATGATGTATGAGGAGACTGAAAAGACAGTTAAACATTGTCATTTCCCATCTGATTTTTCATGCTGCTATTATGTGGATGTAGAACCAAATTGTGCTCCTATTATTTTTGAAAGTGTTGTGAATGATGGAGTACATAATCATAATCATCCATTGAAAATTCAACCAGAAAATGGTATGCTTGCAATATGGTCAGGATTATTACAACACGAAGTTCCACCTACCGAAGGAAAGAGAATGTGTGTTTCTGCTAATGCATTAAGAACTTCTTTAACTATTTTGGAACACGAGGTAGATAAATCTCTTCCTAGAACAGTAAACTCTTGTAAATTTGAATGATGATTAATCTTGACGAAAAATTTCATAGTTACCTAGAGAAAGGTGGTAAGACATTCAAGATTGATGGTGTTGATGAACCATTAAGAGGGTATGGATATCATTGTGATGGTAATGATATAGTAGGATACTATGTTACTACCACCAACTTTAAATTATTTTATAATTTGAATGAGCAGTTCATTAAAATGGAGGCACTAAATGAATCTTCCGATTGATGAGAAAGAATTTGATATTATTGTGACACAATTATGGAAGTCACGTAAGAATGCAGGTGAACCCTTGGTCGAACCATTGTATCAGAAACTCTTGTCTATACAAAAAGAGAAATTCTAAATAAATAACCCCTATAGGGGGTTTTTTTATGTCAATAACAATTCCAACAACAGTTGATAAAGCATGGAATGATCTTTTTAGAGAAGGTCTATCCACGGATGAGTATAGTTATTTGGTATTTGATGTTAAAAAAACCGAAAGCGATGCTTCAAAAAAAGTTCAGGTTTTCATGAAGGTATATGTTCCTGAAAATAAAAGAAAGACTGCTACTGAAAATGTAAAGAAAGCAATGGAGGATACGGGGTATACAGTAGAGCATAGGAAATCCAAAGGTTCTAATATACCAGAAATAGATATAGTAGTAACTGAAAAAAATGTTATTCGTGTTCAGTTTAAACCAATCAAATCTTCAGGATCTGGTGGTGGGTCAAAACAAACTACAATTCAGGAAAGTACATCTTGCTTATATAATTCACTTCGTTTTCATGTACATCCGAATAATAAATTAACTCCTACCATGACTCTTACTACAGATGATATGGAGAAAGCAGCGAAATGGATTGATACTCCAGATGCTACTTTGGAACAGATGATTGAATTTGCTAACCAGGATCCTGATTGGAAAGAAGTTTTTGTAGATGGTGCAAATGCATTGTATAATAAAGTAAAACCTGCTGCTTCAAATGATTTTATGTTTGTTCGTGGAGATAAAGAAATAGATGATGGTGTAATAAAAAAAGCTTTTGCTCAATGTAAAGCTTCGTTAGTACACAAGGAGTTAAAAAATGAAGACAAGTGGAACCCATCAGATATTTGGATAGTTAGTAAGGGTGCCAAGACTGAAATAATTAACAAATTAACACCATATGGTGTGAAAAAAACAACAACTACAATAGAAGTATTTAATGATGCACTATCACAATTTTTTACTGATGAAAAATTGATGGGAGTATCTTTAAAAAAGACTGGTGGTACTGGTACAGTAAAGGTTGTGAATGCTGACACCCCACAAGAGAGAAAAGCAAGTCTTGGGGTTGAGTTTAAGAAAAAGAAATCAATAGATATGTTAGTTTATGATAGTAAAACAAATTTTACTGGTGAACATGCTCATAAGAGATGGCCAATGGATGTATACATTCAGTATGGAACTGGAAAAAAAGATAACATACAGTTAAGAAATTTTGGTGGTGATAATAAAGGTGATTGGAAGTTAGAACTTAAAGGCGAGCATGCTGCTATGGGTAAGATTCAAGGTAATGTTGCTAGGTTTATATTAAAGCATACAGGATTCACAGGTGTACCTGACGAACCAGAATGGTCTTCTTGTGATCCAAAGAAAGCTACTGCTAAACAAAAATCAGATATCACAAAAGAAATATATAAATTATTAGATACCTTTGGTGCAAATGGATTTGATAAAAGTGACGGAGATCAAATGATGGGTGAGATTGCTGGTAAAAGACAGTCTTGGAGGTATAGTAAACTATCAGGACTTCGCTTTTTAGAATATCTCTGTAAAGAAAATGTGAATGCAGATATGGCAATCAAAGAACTATATCTTTTTGGTGGATCACAAGCAGACCACTCATCAATATACTACAAGTATTCTTAATGGCAAACGTAACACAGTTAAAACATTTAGAACACCTTGAGGATGAGATGCTCAACTATGGAGTTGATGGTTGTAAAGCTGCTGTCTCTTTTTTAAAAGAACTTCGTAAGATGTTAGGTCAACAGGATAATGATGGTTTCATGCAAACCAAATGGGATGGAGCACCTGCTGTTATCTGTGGAGAACACCCTCTTTCTGGTATGTTCTTTGTTGGAACTAAATCTGTATTCAATAAGAACGATCCTAAAGTATGTTACAGTGAAAAAGGTATTGACAAATATTATCAAGGAGACCTTGCAGAAAAACTTAAATTTTCTCTTCGTTATTTTAAAGAATTAGATATTGAAGGAGTAGTTCAGGGTGATCTTATGTTCACTGATAGTACATTAAAAAAAGAAACTATCAATGGTGAATTACTTTATACATTCAAACCTAACACTATTACATATGCAATTCCAGTAGATCATTCTATTGGTAAGGCAGCAGGTACTGCAAAGATTGGTGTAGTGTTTCATACTCATTACACAGGTGATGAACTTGAATCAATGCAAGCAAAAGCTGGTGCTGATGTTACTGGATCTAAAGATGCTTTAGTAATTAAAAATGATACTCCAATGGATCGTGTTGGGTTGTCTTCTAGTGAGGAAAAAACATTCGATGCTCATGTATCAAAGATTGAAAGTATGTGTAAGATATGTGGAGACTTCCTTGATGAGTTGGTTAAATTTTCTGGTACAAAGGGTGATCTTAAGTGGCATGTATCATCTTATATAAAACAGTTCTTTAATAGTGAGATTAGAAATGCTCGTAGTATAGGTAATGTTGATCATGCATTAGATAACCTTACAAATTTCTATCATTTAAAAACTGCCAAGATGCTTGATGCTATCAAGACTCCTAAAAATAAAGCAGAAAAAAGGAAGTTAGTATACGATAGTGAGAATTATTTACAAGATAATAAGACAAAGTTTACAGCAATGCTTTCTCTTTACAAAGAGATTCAACACGTTAAGCAGATGGTTATAGATAAGTTAGATCATCTTGAAACCTTCAAGACATTTATTAAAACTGAAAAGGGATATAAAGTAACTGGACCAGAAGGTTATGTTTTGCATAAGGATGGTGATATGATTAAGTTTGTTAATCGTCTTGAGTTTGCTTATAATAATTTCACAGTATCAAAGGACTGGTAATGTCAGGATTAATATGCAAAAAATGTTACGTTACTTTTGGTAGGTTCCAACCACCTACTACAGGACATAAGGAGAACTTTGCTGGTGTTAAACGTGCTGCTGGAGGTCATGACTATCGAATTTATATTTCACAAAGTGTAGACACTAAAGGAACTAACCCATTACCACCAGATATAAAGTATAATTACATGGTTAAAATGTTCCCTGAACACAAGGGACATATCTTTAGTGGACCAAGAGATCCTGTTTCTATCATGCAAGATTTAATGATGGCAGGGTATGATGAGGTTATCTATCTTGTAGGATCTGACAGGGTTAATGCCATGGGATTCCTCCATAAATACAATGGAGAAGGAAAGGACTTCCACTTTAGGAAGATTGAAATAGTATCTTCTGGTAGTAGAGATGCAGATGGTGATACGTTTGCTATATCTGGTACTAAAATGAGAAGAGCAGCATTTGCTGGTGACTTTAAAACTTTTAGGAAAGGTATTCCAACATCATTGAAAGATCCAGATTGCAAATCTTTAATGGAAGAAATTAAGCAACGATTACCTGCGAAATTTAAATGAGTATCATGAGTTTTATTAATAAATTATTACCAAAAGAAATTGTAGAGACAAACCTTAAACGTTTGTCTAAATTTTTTGATCTAACAAAAGATCCTTTTGTTCCTGAAGAGAAGAAAGAACCAGTCCCATATGATCATTGGTTTGATGATAACCCAAGACCAGAGGAAGAGATAGCAGATAACTATGCTTCACGTCACGAGTACACACCTGACTTTGAGAAGGAAGCAGAGGAAGTAGTAACTATGCATGAGAAAGCATATAGAATTGCTACAGCAAAGTATAATCCATTTGCAGTAGGGGGATCCGAGCAGTTAGGTGGGTCTGAAGAATGGCACGATTCAAAACCAGGATAATATGAAAAATTTTAAAAAGATAAGAGAACAAGCACTTCGTCAACAGGTTAGACAGACTGAAGTATTCTCTGAAGGTGATCATATAATGAACTCTAATACAGGAGACAAAGGAGTTATAAAAAGGAAGGGTGGTAATTATGTCATTGCTATTTCAGAGCATGGAGAGATGTTTCGTGCATGGATAAAGGATATTAGACTTATCAATTACCATGAGAGTATAAATAAAGACAGAAAAAGTACTATCTTCACACATGGAAAGGCAAAAACCAGTCAACAGTGTTCAACATAATGATGAGTATTCGAAAGCACTGATCGAATCGTACTCTAATTGGATGGGTGGAACAGGTTTCCAACAGTCAGAACCAATTGCTCTCGAAGAGGATGGAATTCCTGCCGAGCAGAAGCAAGGTAGTGGTGAAGGTGGTGGAGAATTTGATACCCCTATTGGTAAGGTTCCTGCAGTGGAAAAGGATGAGTCAACATCTATCCCTGAACTACAGAAGAAAGGTGGTGAAGATAACTTTACAATTAAAGATCCAAAAGCAAATGCTGGAGCACCTGATCCTGCTGTAAATTTACGTATTGGTGCTGGTGTTAAACAGTCTCATGGTGCTGCTATTAGAGACGTAACCAAGGTTGCTGCAGAAGAAGTTGAGAAGACAAATGAGGATAAAATTGATGAACAGTGGGATATAGTTAACAAAGCATTAGAAACTCTTGGTGAATTAACTGAAGCAAAGTACCATGTACGTGGTGTTAAATTATCAGATTTAAAAGAGAAAAAAGAGAGTACTGCAAAGAGACTCTTTGAGTATAGTAAAAGATTACAAGAGAAGAAAGCAGCAAAGGACTATGATGGAGACGGTAAGGTAGAGAGTGGTAAGGATGAGTACTTTGGTTCTAAAGACAAGGCAATCAAGAAAGCAAAAGCAAAAAAGTAGAAAAGTCTTGTTCGGAAGAGTCTACGCTCAAGACTGAAGGAAAGAAAAAAGGTTTAGATGGTAAGGCTTGTTGGAAAGGATATAGTCAACGTGGTACTAAACAGAAAGGTGGTAAGACAGTTGATAACTGTGTGAAGAATGAGGAAGTAAAGAAGAATAGCAAGGCAAGTATTGAGATTATGCCTGACATTGAGGACGGTGGACGTGATAAAAAGAATAAGAAAAGTAATAAGAAATACTTACTAAAGGCTATAAAATCTCAAAAAGATGACAAGCCTGTTAAGAAAACATACTAAATAGCGACAGTTGCTATTTTTAAATGACATTACCAAAGGAGGTTATCCTTGAGGCACTTAAGTGTTGTAGGGATGTTTATCCTAATGAAAAAGATTTTCTAGTAAGCAGGAAGATTGCAGGACATACCATTCTTGCAGTAGAAGGAACAAATGAAACAACAGATTGGATTACTAATCTAAAGTTTCTTATTAAACGTGACGATTGTCACAGAGGATTCAAGAACAATGCTAACAGGACACTAGCAGAACTAGTGGTAGCATATGAGGGATTGAATCCAGAGAGAAAACTTGTTATAGCAGGTCACTCTCTTGGTGGAGCAACCGCAACATTAATTGCAGACTTATTATGGGAGTCAGGCAATACCAATGTAGCCCTAGTGACTGCTGGATCACCTAGACCAGGTGGACGTAAGTTAAGAAAGAGGATTAAAGATCTTGAACATCTTCGCTTTGTGCATGGTGATGACATTGTTCCAGGGACTCCTCCTTGGCTCGCTGGCTATGTACACACTCATCCAGTTATTAAACTAGATGATGAGAACGATACCAGATTTGATGGTGTTGCCGATCATAACATTGGTGACTACTATGATGCTGCAGTGAAGTACTATTCATGAGTTTGAGAGCAGTATAAATAATTGTTAGCACAGAGTAATTGTTGGAGATACCATGTCTTTATACGGAAGAACTGATAGCAATACCAATAAAGCGAAAGCAGGAATTGGTCTTGATAATTCATCACAAGCAAAGACTGTAGTCTTTGTTGATAATACAGAAGCAGCACTAGAGCAGAATAAAGCTCGTGGCATTAATGCTCCTGGATGGTGGTCATACTACACCTTCACCGATTCAGGTGGAAACACACGTCATAAAGCAGAAATGCTGGTTACTATTGCTAACCCAGACACAACTGAAACACAAGCAGATGATACAATTGCAGGAGATGCAGCATCTTCAGTAGCAATTGATACTCAACCACAAAATGCTAGTGTTGAAGCAAATGAATCCAATACAGCAACCTTCACAGTTGCAGTTACAGTTACTGGAGCAGGATCAGCTACCTATCAGTGGCAGGTTAACAACGTTGACATTTCAGGTGCAACTAGTGCTTCTTATGAGACTGCTGCTGTGGTCGCTGGAGACAATGGATTTGGATACAGATGTAGAGTTGGTACCACACAAGGTGCTACTGAAGTAATATCTAATGCTGCAGTACTTACAGTAACTTAATATGTAAATGAATTTTGACGAATTGAATCCCAATAACTGGGTCATGTTTGCGATTAAAAATTATGATAATCCAAACTCTGTTACTTATGAGGATTTTGAAAAGGATCTAAATAAGATTAAGTATATCAAAAGATTATTTCGTCGTTATGAAACTCACAATGAGTTGAAGACGCATCTGATTTTAAATCATATTATTGTGATGTATAATGTTTTTGATGATGCTGCTACACCTCTACTTTTTTATAAGATAGAGGCAACGCACTGGCCAGCACTGAAAGCATTCATGCTGGCATTAAACCGTTTACCCGATTCCCTGAATAAGGATATTGATCAAGAATGTCTGAAGCAACTGAATCAAATATAAATGAAATGATGGCAGGTGATGGTTCTGGACTAGCACTGCCACCAGCGTTTGTGTTTGTGAATACTAAATCACATCGCAAATATAAGAAAAATAATGATAAGGTAGATGGACGCACAAAGGGTGCTAAAACTATGCTCTCTCGTATTAACAAAAGAAAAATGAAAAAGGAAGAACTTGAAGTTAAAGTAGAACCTATCCAAGAGAAGGCACCTACTGAAACAGAACGTGCTCAAAAGCAGATTCACCAGATGAAGAAGCTTAAGAGATCAAAAGGACTTCAGAAGAAGAGAGCTGAAGCAAAGAAAGGTATGCAAGATAAGTCTGATGAAATGAACGTACTCATGAGAGCACGTATGTCTGACTTTAAAAAGAAAGCATCGGATCAGACCAAGAAAGCAGGATCCACAACACAAAAAAATTCTTATGAACCAACTGAAGGTGAAATTATGGTAGAAAATACTGCAACATATGATGACGTTATTAAAGTTGCTATGGAAGTAGCAACATCAGAACTAAATCCAGCAGGAGAGCATGGGTTCGCAAAAATTAAATTTGATGATGGAACAGAACAGAACCTTGATAACTTCTCTGCCAAGAGAATTGCTGCTTGCTATGGTCAACTAGATGATACACACAAGAACCAGTTTCAGTATCTACTAAACAAAGATGCCTCTACTTATCAGAGTGCTCTTGATTTTGCTATTCGTAGTTCCAGTAAATAGCAATGGCTGAAGGTGTTAATGCTGCTATTCTAGAACGCTTGGAAAAGGTGGTAGAAACCCTTCAAGAAAACTCCGTTAAAATGGGGCAACTTCTTGCTGTCCATAATGAGAAGTTAGATAAACAGGATAGAATCGATGCGGTATTATTCGAGAAAGTGGAATCGCTTCATAGAGAAGTTAACCGTCAAAGTTCGGAGATTAAGAAGGGATGTGAGAGAGATATTCGCAAGGTAGATGACCGTCTTCGAGTAATGGAAAAGAAGATGTGGTCTATCTTTGGTGCTCTTGCTGTTATATCTTTCCTAGTTAGTGTACCAGGTCAAAAACTCATGACCAATTTTGCATCTGGACCTGCCACGTTGACACAAGCAAGGTAATTTGATATAATAATGTTCAGGACAACTGGACTATGAGTTATATTGATCAGAAATACATAGGTCTTGCTTCTGCTTCTTTGACTCTGTTTAAGAAGAAGAAAGCAAACCTGTATAATTTTAGGTGTCCTTATTGTGGGGATAGTCAAAAGAAAAAGAGTAAGGCAAGGGGTTATATATTCCAAGTTAAGAATGATTACGTATACAAATGTCACAACTGTGGCATGGGTAGAACATTTACTAATTTTCTAAAGGATCAGAATAAGATACTCTATGATCAGTATATCATGGAGAGATACAGTGCTGGTCTTACTGGTAGAGGATCACAGACACCAGATCTAGTGATACCAGACTCTAAACCAGTTTTTAAAAAGAAGGATAAACCGATAGAATTGGAGAAAGTATCTGATCTAAATATATCACATCCTGCCCGAAAATATCTAGAAGATAGAAAGGTTAGACTAGACCTTTTCTACTTCTGTCCGAAGTTCAAAGAGTGGACTAACTCCTATAAGCATACCTATGATGATATGCGTGGAGATGAACCACGTATTATTATACCTCTGTATACAGAAGATAATAAATTGTTTGGATTCCAAGGTAGATCTTTGGCAGTTCAACCACAAATGAGATATATTACTATACTGATAGATGAAAATCAACCCAAAATATATGGACTCGAAAGGGTCAATCGACTACGACCAGTATACGTCACAGAGGGTCCGTTCGACTCGACCTTCCTTCGCAATTCGATTGCTATGTGCGGAAGTGACGTTCATCTTTCTAGTATCGGGATTGGCAGCCCTGTGTGGGTATATGATAACGAGCCAAGAAACCCCGAAATCGTCAAGCACGTTGCGACTACTGTCTCCTCCGAGCAAGCTGTTGTGATTTGGCCATCAAATATAGTTGAGAAAGATATCAATGATATGGTTCTTGCTGGACATGACGTTCAATCTATAGTACAATCAAATACCTACAAGGGTCTGGAAGCACAAGTAAAATTAAACATCTGGAAAAAAGTATGAGCAACGGCATTAGTGTTTTAAAGAGGACAGGAGACACAGAACCTCTTAACTTGGAGAAAGTTCATAGAATGGTAGAAGACGCTTGCAGGGGTCTTGCAGGGGTCTCTGCATCAGCAGTTGAAATGAATTCTGGATTACAATTCTATGATGGCATCGAGACAAATGATATACAAGAGATCTTGGTACGATCTGCTAATGATTTAATTACATTAGACAATCCAAACTATCAATTTGTGGCAGCAAGACTATTGTTGTTTGGTACAAGGAAACAGGCATTTCATAAAGATATATGGACCAAGGGTATGCCTCATTTGTATGATGTGGTAGTATATAATGCGACAATCAATAA